GTTTATCCCTTCCATTCTACATTTTTTGCAATAATCTTTATCAAAACTTCTTTCTGTAAATTCCATAATTCCCCTTTCGGCGGGTGCGGCCTGAATTAATCCCCGTTTTCCGTGGTATCTGGCCGGTCTCCCCGCCCTTGTCCTCCCTTTAGATTTTGGTTGGAACGTGATGTTCAGGTCGCTCATGAGTGACTCCCTACTTTACATCTTCAGTATCCGCTTCTATGCCCTCAATGCACCACGTTCCATGTTTCTGGTGGGTAGGGCTTCACTGGCTTGACCGCCTTTACTACCAACTGGTCTTACTGGCTAACGCCCTACCCCTTCAAAGAACTTTACTATGCTAAATCTCTTCACTTGCCCCAGTGTCCCGATCTTGTCGGCTTACTCAACCTTCTCCATTGGCTCAGGTGTTTTGTAGGGTGCTAAACATTAAGTTCCTGTCCTATGCCTCTGACATAGCGGAACGCCCTTGACCTTTGCCGGATGTGGGCTTTTGATTCCTTTTACCACCTATTTATTTTCTTGTCAACATTTATTTTCACTTTATTGTGAATTATTATTTTTCCTATTGACACAACATTGTGAACGTGCTAAAAGGGAAACATGAAAAAGACAACTTCATTCAAAAAACTAATCAAAAATAATCGTAAATTACTGTTATCGAAAGGATTTAGGGCTTCCACGCTGACAATGTGGTCTGGCGGAGACAGGCACCCGCTCAAGGAAACGGCTGGGAAATTAGCTAAAATATTAAATATTGACGTTAAAGAAATTCCTTACGTTGAAAGATTTGTAAGAAATAAGTAAAAGCCAAAGACCTAATAATCTAACAGGAACTTACCTTATGACAGTTAAAATCATAAACGCGGATAGAGAAAAGGTAATAGCAAACAACTATGGCAGTATTCCGCATTTATCAACCTCTAAATTAACACAACAAGCAGATAAAAAAATACATATCGGACAAGAATTAATTTTGACAAAAAAAGTTCGTGATTGGAAAGACTTAATTATTGTCACAGAAAAGCTTGACGGCTCAAATGTTGGAGTTGTTAAAAAAAAAGGTCATATCGTCCCTATTGGTCGGTCTGGGTATCACGCAAATTCCTCACCGTTTGAACAACATCATTTTTTTGCTCAGTATGTATTAGATAATGAGAAAAAGTTTGCATGGTTGCCTGAGGGATGGCGGGTTTGTGGGGAGTGGATGGCGCAGGCTCACGGTACTCTATATGATATAACCGATGAACCTATTTTTGTCGCCTTTGATATTTTTACCTGTAAAGATAGAGTCCCGTATTTGTATTTCATAAAACTATGCTCAAAACACGGAATTGATACAGTTCCGTTAGTCCATATCGGGCAACCCATTTCAATTAAAAACGCATTAAATATTTTAGGCGATGGATTTTATGGACAATCCGCAAATCCAGAGGGTGTTGTCTATCGCGTGGAGCGAGGACGTAAATTTGATTTTATGGCGAAGTGGGTTCGCGCTGACAAAGAAGATGGGAAATATATGCAAGAGGTTATTTGGAATACCGGATTTAATATGGAAGATTTTGCCGATTTAACCGCCACAAACAACAGCAGGTATTAGCCTTATGAGCGATAAAATCAATTACAGCAAAGACGGATTTTGTACCACCGATATATTTCAGGAAAAATATTGCTCTGGCTTTCAATCGCTGGCCGGTTCGGGAATGTGCTGTCATCAAGGGCTGGGTTTGACGTGTGAAAAGCCCTACCCTGTGGATTTGGCCGTGGAGCTTTGCGAGGGGACAAGGGAGTTGTAATTAACGAAAAGCTCAGTGGACGCCGCCACTGAACATGAATAAATACTGGCCGCCAAGAGCTAAAAAATGAGTATTAAAGGTAAAAACATTAAAGCAAATGTTTTCAAAAGGGATGGTGGATTATGCCAGCGGTGCGGAACCGGCTTATATTTAAATAAAGAAGATAAGGCCGCAAATAAATTAAAGGCTCATTTACACCATAAACAACATAAGTCGGACGGAGGAAAAAACACAGAAGATAATTTGCACCTTACGTGCTGGCCATGTGAACGAAAGTATCACGCTAAAAACAAGCATGGGAAGTTCTATTATTGTGAGTACTGCAAACGAAATATTAAAGTAGTGAAGGGTTTAATTGTTCACGATGATGTTTTTCACCCACAAAACGAAGTTTATGGCGAGGAGCATTTTTTATTATAACGAAAAAATCAGCCGGACGAAGGATCGGCTGGATTGGCTGGTTATTTTGATTTTAACCAGTCCGATAAATTAAAATTACTTTACCAAATAAGGAGGATTTTACGGTGTTTAAAAATATTAAAACTTTTGAATTAGAAGACCTGGTGGGAAGAAACCTTGATGTTAAAAGTTTCCACGACAAAAACGAGGGTATTGAATTAATCATAGCCGCCGATACCACATCTGGTGAAATTTTTATATTGAAGCAGATCATACACCCTACTGCTGAGCCTAGAAAATAACGACCGAAGTCAGGCGACGCGGTAGCGGTCGCCTGTAGTGAGCTGGTTATGTTTTTTAATAAAAGGAGCGAAAATGAGCATTGAATTGAGAGATGGGAGTTTTACACCCATAGAACCGTTTAGTGATTCTCTGATGGCTAAATTTAAAGATTTTGCTGAAACCGGACAAGCCGTGGCCTTGCATGTTGGCACAGAGGCTTTCTTACAAGATAGAATTAATAAAAAAAGTTTAGAAGAACAGGTGCAAGAATTACGGGAGAAAGTCGAAGCACAAATACCAGCACAATCCACTGTTTTACATATTCCGAATATGGATGAAATTAAGAAGATTATAGGAACATAACAGTTGTAATACGTGGAATCTGCGCAAGATTCCTTAATAATAATGCTACGTTAAATTTTTATCAGTTCGAGGGGTAAATGAAAGTATCTGAAAAATATTTAAAAGAGCTTTTAAGAATTGTGGTTGCTGGTAGGGCAGGAGGGATTTGCGAATTTCCCGGATGTATTAATCATCAATGTGACCCTCACCACGCTTATTCACAAAGAAACAATGCAATAAAGTACGACCCGGATTGTTGCATAAATCTCTGTCTTACCCATCATTCAGCCAGTACAATTTCAGCGCACCGTTCACCGTTACAATTCAAAAAAATAATGATTGAAAATGGCGTTCGCTCGGAAGAGTGGTTTGACGAAGTAATGGTCAAAGCACAGCGAGTCGTTAAAGACGATGACGAGTTTCGGCAGGAATGCAAATTTAAACTTTTAGCGGAAAAGGAATTAATGGCGGTATGAGTGGATCATTAAGATTAAATTCAATGGCGGAGTAAAATGAAATTTATAATATCCGGTTCAATAAGATCAAAAAAAAATCATAGGCAAATATTTGGTGCCGGTAAATTTAAAGTTAATTTGCCACCAAAAGCATATCTTAAATGGGAAAAGAACGCTCATAAAGAACTTAATATTCAAGATAGGGGTGAATTAGTGCTTTTTAATTGCGCTGTGCGCATTAAGGCAACTTTTTTTTACAAAGGCGCACGTCCAGACCTGTCAGCGGGATTTGAAGCCTTGGCGGACTGTATACAAGGTTATTTGATTAACAACGACCGGCAGATCGAATCATGGGATGGATCAAGAATGATTCACGACAAGGATAATCCCCGGACGGAATTTGAAATTGAAGTTTTTGAGGGATAAAAATGGTACGACCCGTATCATATAAAGTTGAGATGTTTGACGAGTTCCATGGCTTTGTAAAATTCGACGCAAAGAAAAATGAAAGTGACGCGCTGATTGTGGCTGAAGTAACTGCGCGGAGCCGGAAGAAGTTATTTAGAGTGGTGAACGCCGGTAAAGTGATTGGTGAGTTTGATTACAGAAAAAAATAGTATTTGACATTTACTAATATGTGGTGGTATAAGGAATCTTAATGGAGCGAGCCATGACTAAAAATAATCATATATATTTTAATTTAAAGCCAATAGATTTGCACCCCTTGCCCTGCCTCCCGGTGGGGACTCGCCTTGGGGTGCATTTTTATTGGTGAGGATATAGATGTCTAAAACCTATATTGATAAATTACGTGATCCGCGCTGGCAGATTAAGCGCCTTAAGATTTTTGAGCGCGACAAGTTTACCTGTCAAAAATGTAGCACAACAACAAAAACTTTAGTAGTCCATCATAAAGAATATCGAAACGCTTGCGAGCCTTGGGATTATCCAGATGACTGTTTAATAACATACTGCGAAGATTGCCATAAAATAGATCATGATTTAATTCCAGAGTTAAAATTTTCAACCGATATTATCTTGTGTCCTTTTTGCCATTCTGATTTATGCCACATAACAAGACAAGAACATATTGCCGGTGGTGACGATTATCAAGCATGGGAAGGCAGGGGTGATTTATATTTAACATTTTTCGATGGTGAATGTGGAAGTGTTTTTGCTCAAGCGTATGGTGAGCATAAGGGGAATATTATTCAAGGCATTATTTATATAACAAATTGCAAAAGGAGCGGCAATGGATAATGAATTTTTAAAAGCCGCTTTAAAATATCACGATTTTGGATGGTCTGTTATCCCTCTATCGCCAGGATCAAAGATACCACCCAAAGGATTTGAAGTCATTCAATACAGATCAAGATTTTCAACAAAAGAAGAAATTGAGGGGTGGTGGAAAGAAAATCCACGTTATAACATTGGCGTAATCACCGGAAAATTAAGTAATCTTTTTGTTGTTGACCTAGATAAATATAAGCCAGAATATAAAGAAGAAACCGTTTTACAGTACATTCCAGATGATATCGAAACAGCTATTGATAAATCACCTAGAGGAGGAGAACATTTATATTTTCAATATCCAGTAGATTGCGATCCCACTATTCATGCTGATTCATTACCTGCTGTAGATTTTAGAGGCGAGGGTGGATATATTTTAGCACCGCCATCTATCGTTGACAATAAATCTGCATCTTGGATTATTTCACCAAATGGAAAACCATTAGCTCATGTGCCGGACGCATACTTATCTTATATTAAAAATAATATTATATATGGGAATGTAACAAAAAAAGAAGATGTTGTTACAAGTTGTTACATTAATCTTAATGAAGGGACAAGAGACCAGAGCCTCTTTCATGTTGCAAATCTCTTAATTAAGGGTGGAGCTAAAAAAGAAGAAACATTATTTATATTGAAATCATTAGCAAAACAATGCAATCCGCCATTCCCGGAAAATGAAATTGTAACAAAATGTAACAGCGCAATAGATAGAGCGGAACGTAAAGAAAGGAACCTATCGAAAGAACTTGATGCGTACATTGCTGTTACAAACGGTTACTTCTCTGTTACAGATTGTTACACGGCGTTACAAGTTGTTACAAAAGAAGACAAGGGAGCGGTAAGAATAGCTCTAAGTAGGCTAAAAGACAAGGTTATTGAAAAACACGGAATAAAGGATGGGGTTTATAAAAGAATTGAAACAAATTTTGATTTCATAAATTTTGATGAAAACGAAGAGCCGGAAACTGAATATCCAGTTAAGTTGCCGCTTGGTATAAATGATATTGCTGAAATAAGCCAGGGTAATATAGTATTAGTTGCAGGAGAATTTAATGCCGGGAAAACTAGTTTCCTTTTAAATGTTTTAAAAGACAACAAAGGGAAGTTACCAATTAGATATATTACTTCAGAAATGAGTAAATCAGAATTTAAAAAAAGGTTTGCTTCTTTTGCTATTCCATTAAGTTTTTGGAAACAAGATGATATGACAGAATATATTAAAAAAAGCTCTGATTTTTATTCTGTTATAAAACCTGAAGCATTAAATATAATTGATTATATGGAATTTAGAGACTCCGATTATACCAAGGGGGCAGAATATTTAACACAGATACACGATAAATTAACAACAGGAATTGCTATTGTAGCAGTTCAAAAAAAAGAAGGACAACGAATGCCGCGATCGGGGGATATGATAGTTGAGAAACCGAGGCTTGCAATTTCGTTTTTTAAGTCCATAATGGGAAGCGAAAACCCACAAGGGACATGTGAAATTTTAAAATGCAAAATGCCGAAGTTGGGTAAAATAGATGGTAAGAAATTGAGATTTGAAATTCAACAAAGAGGATCAAGATTCCATGTGCTTAATGATTGGGGATTTTGGAAATTCTAATTATGGCTTGTAAATCTTTATTTAAAGGCATTTTTAATCTACACAACGAAATTAAGAGAGAATTTGCTTATGCGTATACCAAAGAACAGGCTAAAATTATTATGGCAAGGCGCATTGCGAAAAAACAGGGAGTTTTACCGGTGGTTGTTTTGGGATGGCTTAAAGATCATCCTGTTAGTTATGAAATAAAATTAGAGGGAGAGCAAAGCGGCATAAGCACGAGAAAAATAAACTTTGGAAGCCGAAATGAGCGAAGTTAAAATTATAAACGCAGATTGCATGGTTGAAATGGCGAAGATGAAGGATAAAGAATATGATCTCGCCATCTGTGACCCGCCGTATGGGATAGGTGATAAATTTAAGGGCGGAAAATCAGGTAAGATGCAATTTAATGATATAGTAAATAAAGCATGGGACGTACCGCCATCACCTGAATATTTTTTAGAACTTTTTAGGGTTTCAAAGAATCAAATAATTTGGGGTGGAAATTACTTTTCATTGCCACCATCACGGGGAATGATTGTTTGGGATAAATTAATTAGCGAAGATTTTAGTTTAGCGATGGTCGAGTTAGCATGGACTTCTTTTGATACACTAGCAAAACTTTTTAGACTTCCAACACCGAAAAACGGAAAAATCCACCCCACTCAAAAGCCCGTTGCCCTTTATCAATGGCTAATAAAGAACTACGCAAAGCCCGGAGACAGGATTTTAGATACTCATTTAGGAAGTGGCTCAAGTGCGATTGCCGCCGATATCATGGGATTTGATTTTGTCGGGTATGAAATAGATTTAGACTATTTTAACGCGGCTTTAGACCGATTTAACAGGCACAAGCAACAGCAGGTAATTAACTTTAGCTAAGGGGAAATAAATGAGTAAAGGTGAAGAAAATGTAGCCGATGATATTAAGGAAAGGGTAGAAATGACCAAAGAATCTTTGCGGAATAAATACAAGGAAGAAAAACGTACAAATCATATTGATACTTTTATGTACAATGATTGGTTAGAAAAACGTTTCTTAGACCTTGAGAACGAAAACAGGGGACTAAAAGACTTCGCTATTTGGATGACCGGATGCGGGTATGACTTTTGCCAACATGAATATTTTATCAAACAACGTGACGTATTATTAAGGGATGATGAAATGATCACAACAATGAACGATGAACAATTAAAAGACAAAATAAATAAATTAGAGGGTGCGCCATTATTGGCTCTTTTCATGGCCCTATATTCTTATCAAGTCAAAGGGAAAAGACTAAAAGAAGCACCATATGAAATGGTTAAGGCGAAAATTATTGATAGGCTCAAGAACCATTCTGAACTTTTAGAAATCCATAAAATTCTCATGTGCCCAGCAGAATGCTCGCCTCACACAAAAGAAGAATCATGCACCATTAGACTTTTAAAAGATATTATATTTAGTTTTAATGAAAACACGACGACACCACAACAATAAAGGTTTACGTCAAATTAAGAACGGCTCTACTTATCGTCAAGTAAAAAGAATGGCGAAACGATTAAGGGGAAATAAATGCCAATAATAATATGTGAAAAGTGCGGGGATAAAGTTGAGATCGAAAAGAAGCCGGGGAAGCCACAGAAATATTGCACGTTGTGCGCAAACAGCAGGCGGAAAACGGTGAGGAAAAACGGGAGTAAATGGGAAAAATAAACAACGTGCGGCGGATACTTACGCTATATTTAGGGGTAAATAATTTCGTAAATTGAAACCGCACGATTTTAAAGGGGGTAAAAACAACATGGATGAGCTAAAAATTAATCAAGAAGTCGGTATATTGTTAAAATTTATTTCTGAAAGAAAATTAACTCAGCAAGAAAAAGTTACAATATTTAGATCAGCGGCGGAAGTTATTACCCAAATAGTCTATCAGACTGCCATGTTTGAACAACTGGCACAAGCATTTAAACCGATAGAACGAAAAACAGTTAATTGAGAGGTAATTATGGATGACATTCTTGACCGCTGGGGACTGATAGCAAATGAGTTAAAATGTACTGTTCAAACCGCTATGAGATATGCTAAACTACCAGACAAAAAGCGTTTACCAGTGACTTATAATAAAGTCGGACATCCAACAATAACGAAAGCGCAAATTAGAGAATGGCGCTTTGGAAAGGCGGCGTAGAATGAAATTTAAAGCATATGATATTATAAATAAAAGGCCGATTAATTTATTCCGTATCACTATTTCTAGCGACGGTTCTGTCATGGGCGTTATAGATTTAAATGGCGAACAATACGGAATGCACCAAGTAGAATTAAAATTAACTGACAATCAAGAAATTACAAAAACGGGATGCAAACCACTAATTGGAATTTTAAATTATGAAAAAACGCCAGACAAAAAAGAATAATAGGAAAAGTTGGTTCTTAAAAGGAACGTGGATTCCGGCGGGTGATATAGAAATAACCACCAATCCTTTCCTTAAAAAATCCATTATAAAACATGAAAAGTATATAACCCTCAAAATAAATGGAATTAAATAATCTAATTGTTAATCCTTTTTAACTTTTGTTAATCTTTGTTAATATCAATTTTAAAATAATCAAAATATAATTAAGCCGTGGAAAATAAACTAACGGCTAAACAAGAAAATAAATATTATGTTTATCACTTGATTGACCCAAGGGATAATTCTGTCTTTTATGTTGGTAAAGGCTGCGGGTGTAGGATTAAGCAGCATCTCAAGGATGCGAAAGCAGGTAAGGTTCAAAACGCAGGGAAACACCGGCGGATTGAAGATATACATAAGGCAGGATTAAATGTTGTTGAATTAATCGTTGCTGATAACCTTACTGAAGATAATGCGTTTATAATAGAACGTGGCATGATTCAAGACATGAAAGAAAATGGCATTACAAATATAGCCAATGGCTTTATGACCAATGCAGAAAAATGTCCTGAACAGGCGAAGGCACTTATAAAAAAGACAAAACCGTTTGATGTCTGGGTGGCAACGATAGGAGACTACAGACGAAAGGCCGTGATAGCCACAAGTGGAAGCCTTGAAGCATTTTACAGAGACAGAATGGATTTTCTCAACATGGTTGTGGGAATGGGTAAATGCCAGCAAATAAATTAACAGGAAAGCAAGAGAAATTTTGCCAGGCGATTGCTGATGGGAAAACTCAGTTAGACGCTTATAAGTTTGCTTATAATGCAAGCAAGATGAAAGACTCTGGCATTTATGTTAATGCTTCCCGCCTTTTAGATAACACTAAAATAACACTAAGAATCGATGAGTTAAAAAAGGCAGTTGAGAAAAAATACCTTTGGACGCGGGAAATGAGTCAAAGAATACTTGGAAGTATTGCGATTAAATCAGCCGGTGATAATAACAGAATCGCAGCAATCAGAGAACTAAATTTAATGAATGGCTTCAACGGCAATCCGACAGACGATGATTATGTTCCGCCGGTGTCGGTAACTATACAGGTGCAAAGTGCTAAACGTAACAGCGCAGGCCAATGAACCGCAGGGTTTATTTTTGGCATTACAGACTAAGCACAGGGCTTTTGTTGGTGGTTATGGGAGCGGTAAAACATGGGTAGGATGCCAGGCGCAATGCAAACACTACTGGGAATTTCCGAAAGTGAAGCAGGGGTATTTTGCGCCGACATATCCAATTATCAGAGATGTTTTTTATCCAACGATTGAAGAGGTTGCGTTTTCAATGGATTTGAATGTTGAAATAAAAGAAGGCAATCACGAAGTCCATGTCTATTCAGGCCGCGCTTATAGGGGGACTACTATTTGCCGGTCGTTGGATCATCCTGGCTCCATCGTTGGATTTAGTATAGGGCACGCCTCAGTTGACGAAATTGATATTTTAACAATTCAAAAAGCTGAAGACTGCTGGCGCAAAATAATCGCAAGAATGAGAAAAACATCCGATGTTGACGGATTAAAAAACGGGATTGATATTTTAACCACACCTGAAGGATTCCGTTTCTGCCATAAAATGTTTGTGCAAATGGTTCAGGAAAATCCCGAACTATCAAAAAATTACGGCATGATTCAGGCTTCAACTTATGATAATGAGGCGAACCTGCCAGAAGACTATATCCCCAGCCTTAAAGAAATTTACCCGGCAGAACTTATTGAGGCTTATATCAACGGCCAATTTGTTAATCTGACCAGCGGGACGGTCTTTAGGAATTATGACCGTGTGCGCTGTAACTCCAATGAATTTATAAGAGATGGCGAACCTCTTTTCATTGGTCAGGATTTCAATGTTCAGAAAATGGCTTCTGCTATTTTCGTTCAACGACCGGACGGTTATCATGCCGTTGCTGAATTGAAAGACGTATTTGATACTCCCGATGTAATAAAAATCATCCAAGAGAAATACAAAGGCCACAGAATAATCATGTACCCGGATGCGTCCGGCAAAAGCAGAAAGACAGTGGATGCTTCGAAAACTGATTTGTCCCTACTTACACAAGCTGGCTTTGCGGTTCGCGTCAACTCAACAAACCCGGCAATTAAAGATAGGATTTTAGCGACTAATAAAGCGTTTGAGGCTGGAAAAATAAAAGTCAATGCGAAAGCGTGTCCAACAATAGCGCGGTGCCTGGAACAGCAGGCTTATGATGATAATGGCGAACCAGATAAAAACTCAGGATTCGATCATATGAATGAGGCATTCTCTTATTTTGTTGCTTACGAAATGCCAATTATTAAACCGATGTCACGCATGGCGGTGGTAGGAATATGAGTTCTGTTGATACCCAACATAAAGACTACATCAAGATGGTTAATAAGTGGAAGCGTTGCCGTGACACTGTTTCCGGCCAAGATGCTGTGCATGATGCTGGGGAGACTTATCTTCCAAAACTCAAAGATCAAACGCCTAAAGATTATAAATCCTATGTCTTACGTGCTCAATTTTTCAATGCCGTATGGAGAACAATCTCATCGTTGTCGGGGATGATATTTAGAAAATCACCTGTGATTGAGGTTGCATCTTCAATTGAAGAACTTCTAAACGACGTCACGATGTCAGGAGTGAATTTCAAAATCTTCGCACAGCAAACGGCTATTGAGATTTTAACATCTGGGCGTATGGGAATATTGGTTGACTACCCAGCGCAATCCGTTGAAGGGATGACGGCGGCGGACGCAGCCAAGTTAAACCTTCGACCAACAATGCAGAAATACAACGCAGAAACAATCATCAACTGGAAAGTGGGAAGAATCGGAAATAAATCCGTTCTGACTCAGGTCGTATTAACTGAAGATTTCAGCGAAGCAGAAAATGAATTTGCCGAAAAAACTGAGACGAGATATCGCGTACTCGATTTATTTGAGAATAAATACCGTGTCCGTGTTTTCCGTATTAACGATAAAAAAGAAGATGAACTGGTAAGTGAAGTTATCCCGCTGATGAGCGGAAATCCGCTTGATTATATTCCATTCTATTTTATAGGCATTGACGACACGACACCGGCAGTTGATGAGCCACCACTTATTGATCTTGTGGACGTGAACCTTGACCATTACCGGCTAGATGCAGATTATAAAAACGGGTTGCATTTCACCGGATTACCCACTGCTGTTGTATCTGGCTATACGCCGGAAAACGCCGGTGATAAATTATATATTGGTTCATCTTCAGCGTGGGTATTTCCCGATCCGCAGGCAAAAGCAACTTATCTCGAATACACAGGCCAGGGACTTCAGGCAATCGAAAAAGCCAAATCAGCTGATGAGCAGCAAATGGCTATTCTCGGCGCACGTCTTTTGACATCCGAAAAGAAAGATACTGAAACAGCACAAACCGCACAGATTCACAGGGCCGGTGAAAGTTCAATTTTGTCTGCAATCGCTCAGACAATTTCAATCGGTTTAACCAATGCATTAAATACATTCAGCGCGTGGGCAGGAAGCCCCGGAAAGTGGAGTGTAACACTGAATCAAAAATTTTTACCGCCGGAAATGACACCGCAAGAATTGGCGGGTATTTTACAGGCATGGCAATCAGGTATGCCAGGATTTAGTGATCAAGGCGTGTTTGATTTACTTCAGAAACGTGAAGTTATCGCGCCGGACGTTACGTTAGAAGATGAACTGTCGAACATTGACAATAAACAGATTCCACGACCGGATATGACAGTATGAAAAAAGCAGATCAAATAATCGCAGATAAAATTATCGCAAATCAACTTTACTTGATGCGCTTTACCGCGTCAGAGAAACGTAAGGTTTTTGATATTCTTTTAGAAATGCAAAAAGAATTGAAGATTAAACTGTTGAACGGGTTCACTGATTTCAGCAAAGCACGGATGACGAAACTATTAAATCAATGCACTGAAATAATAAATAATTATTATAATGGAATACAAACTGAATTAAATATCAATGGGCTGGCGAAGCAGCAGGCAGACGTAACAACAAAGTCAATTTCTGTAATCGGGGTTGACGCTTCAATCCCTTCATCTACAACAATGAAAGCAATGGTTAGCGACACGCTTTTACAGGGTGCGCCGTTAAAAGCATGGTGGGATAAGCAAGCAGAGGACACAGCCTTTAAATTCTCTGCTCAGGTTCGTCAGGGCGTTGCCCAGGGTGAAACATTGCAACAGATCATAACAAGAGTTGTGGGAAGCGAATCAAAGGGAATAACGGGCGTTCTTGATGTATCACGGCGTAATGCTTCAACGCTTGTGCATGATTCGATTATGCAGATTGCCAATGATGCAAAACTGGCAACGTATCAAGAGAACTCCGATATTCTTAATGGGATGCAACAGCTATCTACTCTTGATAGTCATACCTCGCAGATTTGTATCGCTTATAGTGGCGCTCAGTGGGATTTAGACGGAAATCCTATTAATGGAACCACATTGCCTTTTGACGGTGGATGTCCCCGACATCCCAATTGCCGGTCTGTAATTGTACCTATAACCAAAACGTATAAAGAACTTGGTATTGATATTCCAGAAGTAGCCACAGGCACACGTGCAAGTGACTTAGGACAGATACCGTCTGACACTTCTTTTAATGCTTTTTTAAATAGGCATGACAAATATTATCAAGATAAACTTTTAGGTAAAGGAAAAGCGAATTTGTGGCGCAGCGGAAAGATTACGTTGCGGGACTTGGTCAGTCAAAACGGACGGCCATTAACATTCGAACAGTTGAAGGCGCAACGATGAAATATTTAATGTTAGTGATGTTGTTAGTTGTAACGATGGCATGTACTGCTTTAAGTAATAACATAAAATCATGGAGCAAGGAAGATACAGCATGGCAGGCAGTGAATATTGCATTAATCAGTGCCGATTGGTTGCAGACAAGGCAAGCGGCAAAAGATAATTGGATATGGAATAATAAAAAATACAGAGAATTGAATCCGGTATTCTCAAAACATCCCAGTGTGTCAGAAGTCGATACGTTGATTCCGCTCGGTATGTTAGGCCATACAGTTGTGGCCGTGTTGCTTCCACCTGATTTAAGGCGATGGTGGCAATATTTTTTTATTGTGGTTGAAACCGGAGCAGTGGCCAATAATTATGCGTCAGGAATAAGAATTGATTTTTGAATTATCCGCTCAATGAGCGGTAAAATCAGGGCAATGCCCTTAACCAACTCTAAAGGAGAATTATCATGGATTTAACATTCATCAAAGATGAGGAAGTAAGAAAGCAGGTGCAGTCGGCATTTGAGACCGCAATAAACGAAGCTACTACTGGTTTAGTTGCAAAAAATCAGGAGTTGCTTGGAAAGCTGAAAAAAGCACAAAAGGACAGCGCGATTGATCCGGCGGAATATCAGGCTGTTCAAGACGAACTGACAAAGGCAAATGAAAAAATAACCGAGTTGACGAAAGCAAACAAGATAGCCGTGACCGAAGTCGAAAAGCATAAGAAACTTTACGAGACGGAGGCTGGAGTTACTCACAAGCTTGTTGTGCAGAACGGTCTAACGTCCGCTCTCATCGAAGCCAAAGTCAAGCCGGAATACATGGATGCTGTCATTGCATTGTTATCACCGCAAGCGAAACTCAAAGCTGAAGGCGATTCCCGCGTTGCGGTGATTGGGGATAAACCTCTTACTGATTATGTCAGCGAATGGGTTAAATCGGATAAAGGAAAACACTATGTTGCCGCGCCGGTAAATCAAGGCGGCGGGGCAAATGGCGGCGGGGGTGAAGCTCACGCGGAAGGATTAGAGAAAATCGCTAATCCGGCAGTAAGATTGACCGCGATTAATTTGGCGGCCAAAAATAAAAATTAAGGAGAACTATTATTATGGCAGGAATTACACTTTTAGAGGCTGCAAAACTGGCAGGGCTTAACACCAAAAGAGGCGCGATCATTGAGCTGTTTGCGATGTCAAATCCCATTTTGAACGCAATGACTTTTGAAACTATTAACGGCTCCGGTATTGATTACGACATCGAAGCAGCACTTCCCGGCGTTGCTTTTCGTGGTATCAATGAAGAATATACCGCAAGTCCTGGTGTTATCAATCCCCAGCATGACCCGCTTAAAATTGCTGGTGGTACGCTGGATGTTGATTCGGCATTAATCAAGATGATGGGTGATGGAATTCGTGGCAAACATGAAGCCATGAAGGTTAAGGCGTTGTCTCTCAAGATAGCCAAAATGGTTATCAAGGGTGATTCGACTTCTGACCCCAAAGAGTTTGACGGTTTGCAGCGCAGACTCGCCAATGACCAAAAGATTTGCGTTACTTCAGGTACTACCGATTCCGTTGGTGCTTTAACACTGGCGAAACTTGATGAAGCCATTGACCAGACAGAAAACCCAACTTGCTTGATCATGAATAAGAAATTGCGCCGACTGTTGACTCAGGCTTCGCGGACTTCTACCATCGGCGGGTATGTGACCTATACGCAGGATAATTGGGGACGTCAGGTTCCTCGTTACGCTGATCTTCCGATTCTCGATGCAGGTAAGGACAACACAAATACTGATATTATTCCTTTAACCGAAACAGCAGGCGATGCTGGTGCTGATGCAACAAGTCTATATGTTGTTTCTTTCGGCGATGGAATGGTTGAAGGTATTCAGAACTCCGTAATGGACGTTCAGGATTTGGGACTCACTGACAGCGGCGTTATCTACCGGACGTTGGTTGAGTGGCTTGTCGGCATGGCAATGTATCATCCAAGGGCTGCCACGAGATTGTGGAATATCAGCACTGCAACGGCAGTTACCGCGTAACAGATTTAAAATAAATAAGGAGAAAATTTATTATGACCACATACATGAAAAACGATTTTGTTTACGATGCTGATTTACTGCTTGAAGACTCGCTGGACAGTGCGGGAGCAGTGTCTGCAATCGTTGCTTCACAGGCAGGCAAGGTGCTGGATGTTGCCAAGATCATCGATCTCGGTGACGGTCTTGTCGAGGGTTACATGATTGTTGATATTGACGCGATTGTAACTGATCAGGCTGATTTGCTCTATGAGATATTTTTACAGGGTGCACAGTCTGCAACCTTCGCCACGGCGGGACTTGTCCGTAACTTGGCCGCACTGGAACTTGGTGCTGGTGAATTGCTGACCAATGCCACGGCTACAACCGGTGACCAGGGCGCAGCAGGTGACAGATACGTTGTTCCTTTCCGCAATGAGATTAACGGTGAAATCTTCCGTTATGTCCGCGTGTATCAGGAAATTGCGAACGGCACTGGTGAATCAATTACCGATACTATTTGGCTGGCGAAAAAGAATTAATTTAATTGGAGGGGGTAGAAATACCCTCTCCATTTTACGGAGGTTATGTAATGGCAAAAGATTCAAGTGTCGTAACGATTTACGACTTAAAAAATGGCGGGAAACCGTTGACTGCTCACAAAATTGATGCACTGGAATTTCTAGCTCATCCATCCGGTCGCTGGTCAACATCCCCGGACGTTGTTGCAACGGAAAATGCGAAGGAACTTGACGTTAAAGAAGATAGCGGGAAAACGATTCAGTTAAAAGCAACAGATTTTAAAACGCTGAGAGCTATGGCGCAAAAAGCTAATATTCCCGATTATCTGAAAATGAAAAAAGATGAATTGGTTATTGCATTGGAGGCGAAATAATCTTGCCGCCGGGAAAAGATTAACAGTCACCGCGCCTCCCGGTGCAACTGGTTACTTCATACGGTTGTTAAAACTTCCCGGCGGTGTAGATAAGGAGAAAACATGAAAAGAATATTTATAATAGCATTATCATTGATCACCATAGTTGGATTTGTCGGTGCGGAGACTAAGGCTCCGATAAGAGGCACTCAGGTCATTACAGGTGATTTGTATTTGGGTGGTACGCTCCATAATGATGCTTTGGACACTGAACAGGCGGCAGCTTTGGCATTAAAGGCTAATCTGGCTGGTCCGACATTTACGGGAACCGTGACTATACCGACCGTTGATATTAACGGCGGCACTATTGACAGCGCAACCATCGGCAGTTTAACCACGCTTAATACCATCTACGTTGACGGCAACAGATCGGACACTTACACGGCTGATGGCGGACTTTCAAGGCCGTATAAGACCGTTTTAGCCGCTTTAACCGCTATCAATGCCGATGTCGGCAAGAGTTGGATCATCAAAGTTGCCCCGGGTACTTACTCGGACAATCTGACGATCACCGGACCGCGCTCTTTACGCATTGAAGGTGCCGGAGTAACGCTTTCAGGAACGATCTTAATCAATTCCGGTGTCGGATCTTATGACCGCATTGAATTTGTAGGCGTTGAGGGAGGCAGGGCAGAAAAAGGCCCAGCCATGACCGTCTCAGGCAAGATCACAGCAACAAGAACAAATGACTCTCTTATCTATGTCGGCTTTCACGGATGTTTAATATCAGGCGAGTTTGAAGCTACCACAAACGGCACTTGGGTACTGCAATACAGTAATTGTCGCGTAAATGGCGCGATAACCGGAACATTTGCAGAAAATACGCAGCTTGACGCTTCTATCTTGATTGAGGCTTACGGGTTTAATGAATTTGTCGGGACTGTATCGGGAATTGTAAGTTTCTATAATTGCAATGGCGCAGATATTTACGCTACGATCAACACAACGCCGTGGTTTGAGAATCGGTTTACCCATTCCAGTTTCGCTGGAGCAGTTTCTATCATTCCGCAGGTAGGGGCTTCTTCTGCTTTGATTTATGTTGATGCTTTAAGCATTAAATCATTAATCGCTCGCACTCCAACGATAACAGGGGCCACCTATTCACAACTTGAATATGTCGGCACTGAAACATATCCCGGCGTTTTATCTTTGGCGACCAATGCTGAAACTGTTACCGGCACCAATACCACTAAAGCGGTAACTCCTGCCGATATTACGGCACATTTAGCCGCGCCGAAACCTATTGGAAACACTACACCGAATAGCGGTGCTTTTACGACTTTAAGCGCAACATCCACGGTATCAGGTCAAGGTTTTACTGATTATATGGCTTCGCCTCCGGCAATCGGCGGGACGGCAGCGGCAGCGGGTACATTTACAACTCTGACAGGCTCAACCGTTGTTATTCCCGAAAAAACTCCGGTCAACGCGGTTGCATCAAGTAAACTATTGACCATTGGAACGGCCCCGGTTGAGGGCGCAACGGTTTCCATCGGCGGAGTTGCCTATAAATTCAGAGAAGCAATCGGCGCGGGAGCAGCGGCCACAGCAACATTAACCAGCGATGAAACGGAAGTGGTTGACGGCGACACTGTAACCGTGAACGATATCACTTATCGTTTTAAAGACACTATGGAAGCGGCTAATGATGTTAAGCGTGACGGTACGACAGCGGACACGACTTTGGCTAATTTAGTTGCGGCAATCAATCTTAGTGGAACTGAGGGCGTTGAATATTACGCTGGCACATCGGCGGCAACGGGTGTTGTCGCGGCTGCTGTTTCTTCTCACGCAACGGTTATTACTGCTGATGATATAGGTTTTGCCGGAAACTCACTTGCGAAAGTAGAAAACTCCATTCACCTAGATTTTGATGGCGAAGGTGCTTATTTCACGGGCGGCGTTGATGCACAAGCGGCCAATGACGTTTTGATAGGCACAGTTGAGGAATCAATCGACAATCTTGTTTTAGCAGTCACTTACGATGCAGGCGCGGGAACAAATGAAGGTGTCAAGTACGGCACTGGAACGGTTGTTAATCCCCTCGCAACGGCAGTTAAAGCATCAGCTTCGACCATGACAGCCACTAATCTTATTAAGGGCGTTATCGGTGATTCAACGGCCATTGCGGAAACGCTGGCAGACGGTTCGTGGGCTTCAGATGCGACATTCCTTTCCGGCGGTGTAAACGCAACAACTTGCATGGCCAATGAGATTGTTGCTGACGGTTCATTTCTTTACCATTGTATTGCGACAGGAACCATTGCCGACACGAATTGGCGCAAAATTGATTTAGGTTCAGCTTATTAAGGTGAAATTATGGCTTTAACAGTCGAAGATGGAACCATCGTTGCCGGTGCCGAAAGCTACATATCTGTTGCTGATGCTTCTACTTACCATACGAACAGGGGCAACGCTGCATGGGCGGCGTTAGCCTCTGACACCGTGCGTGAACAGTGTCTACGAAAAGCCACTGATTACATGATACAAGCTTACACGGCACGTTGGCAGGGTGTACGTTATGTTGCAGAGACTCAAGCCCTTGATTGGCCGCGTGAAGGTGTTGTCGTCAACGGCGTCGAAGTTGATTATGACACCGTACCAACAGCTGTTAAAAATGCGTGTGCTGAATTGGCACTAAAAGCGGCAACGGAAACATTGAACGCTGATTTAGAACAGGGCGTATTATCTGAACAGGTGGGCAGTATTTCTGTCAGCTATGACAGAACCACTCCGCAATCGAAAAGATACAAGGCAATAGATGCGATGCTTGCGCCTTATCTTAACAGTGGCGGCGGATGTTCTGTTGGGTTGGTGAGGGTATGATAATTATTTGTAGTGTCATCTTAATCATTTTGACGATTAGTTATTTTACGTGGGCATAAAATGAACTTTTACGAACGCATACAGGCCACGGTAAACAAGATGTTCAAAGGCAAGGGGCAGGCAATTACTCTGACCAGGCAAAGCGCGGGAACTTATGATCCGGCAACCGGCACGGCTACAGTGACAACATCAACGCAAACCGGCTGGGGTGCAGTTTTCGATTACGGAACAAAACAGATTGACGGAACTTTAATTAAGGCCGGTGACAAACAGCTTCTTTTGTCGGCCTTGAATGCGGCGGGAACGGCTTTAACAGCGCCTGAACTGAATGACACAGTAACAATCGGCGGTGTCGTTTATACGCTGGTACAGCCATTAAAAACATTATCACCAGCAGGAACGACTGTTTTATTCGAGGTAAATTTACGAGCATGATTAATTCAGGAAAGTTGGACGGGAAAAGCAAAGAGATTGCCGCAAAAATATGGGAATCGAGAAGAAGAAATGCCGCACAGTTAGAGGCGAGGACATAATGAGCTTTACAGACGACATAAATAAATTTGCACAAAAATGCGGCTCGAATGCTGACCTCGTTGTCAGAAAAACTGTGCTGGATATCGGCAAAAGTCTTGTCGAGAAAACACCAGTTGGTGATCCTTTGTATTGGAAATCAAAACCGCCCAAAGGATACTCAGGTGGGCACGCACGGGCGAACTGGACTTATTCAGTTGGTGCGAGAGTAATTCAGGAAATTGACGGTATTGATAAGTCTGGAAGTATTACCAATGGAAGAATTATGGCCAGTGTGCCGCAAAAAGCAGCGGGGTTGGTTCATTACATTCAAAACTCCGTTCCATATATTCAGGAGCTGGAAGACGGTCACAGTAGGCAAGCCCCGTACGGAATGGTAGGTTTAACAAAGATAAGATTCAGAAACATTATTGACCGGGCAACGGGCGAATTGAAATAAGGAAGCGGCATAAGGAGCAAATCATGGAAGAAATTTTAAAAAATGTGGTTCGTAAAAAAGTCATTTCATCCGTGGTTATAAACTACGATGACATACTGGAATTACCGGCGTCTGAGGGGTCAAAAGGATTATCAACAACCCCCAAAGAAGTCATGCTGAACTTGTCCGATTTTTCCGAATCGGCACAAAAAGAGATTATCGAAAAACTGTAAGGTATAATCAATGATTAACCTCGACACATTTGAATATGCAACTGACGCGGCGGCACAAGCGGCATGGGAATCCATCGATGATGGAAACACAACGGTGTCTTACAATTTAACAACTGAGTTTTCTGCTGATGATTATCCTGTCAATGATAGACTAATAATACCGGCCTCGTCATTATCTTTATCAGGGACTTCTGTATCTTTAAAATTTAAAGGTCATAGTTCTCAATCTTGCATATTAACCAAAGCAACGATTGGCGTACGTGATGGTTTAACTGGTAATTTTCTGTCAGCACCAACACTTATAACGTTTGGTGGTAACAATTCTGCGACTATTCCAGGGGGTGGTTTTTTAACTAGTGATATTATCAATTTTGCCATAGACAAAACAAAGGATTATTTAGTTCATCTTTTAGTCGCGACAAGTGGGACAACTGCGCAACGATATTGTACAGGGGATGGTAGATATTATAAGGATATATACTCCACAGACGATACAGAAACCATAAATATCTCAGGATTATCTTATTCCGCTGATGCATACACGGTTAGTTTAGATACAATAAAGGTATATAATGCAATCATTACCGTTTCCTCAAATTCCGTCGGCGTTGAAAACGGCACCTACAACATGAAGGTAGTTGCACCAGTGACGACTTCATTGAATAAGACAATCATCCATGTTCTCGATCCTACGTTTAATTTATCTGGGCAAACTGAATTTAAGTTACGGTTTAAATCGAATAGAACCGGCGAAAACATTAAGTTGGGTATGCACGATTCAGGCGGGACAACTACCGAATTAACGCCGAATGTAACAGGCAGTGATTTTGAAACTTACACATTACCGATTGACGCTGTAAGCGATGCGAACAAAGATGCTATTGATAGTCTTATTGTTACAGTACTTGATGCAGACGCCGAGAACGAAATGTATTTCGAGCTTATTCAGGCGGATGACGGAAGTTATGTCGCAGGTCAAACCGCACAACTGGCTACCGATCAAGCAGCAGTATTAGCCGCAGCAGGCTCAATCAAAGATGACACGACCATTCTTGGTCAGGACGGAACTTATGATTTTGCCGCTGCAATCGCGGCTGGGTACGCATCCGGCGAAGCCGCGCAGTTATCAGCAGACCAAGCCGAAGTATTGGCCAAAGCGGCCTATATCGATAATACGCAAACTATATTAAGTCAGGCCGGAACGCTTGACATGACGTTGTATCTGCTCAAATCTTTGCTGGCTGATAAAAAATATCTTTATAACGGAATTGACAGAGGGGACGGACAAATTGGAACGTTAAGAGCGTCTAAATTACACACGGACGCTGGTGCGCCCGGAGTTGACTTATCAGCAGGCAGTCTCGAAAGTGGAGTTATTGTTGATGATATCACTGGCACCTTCGTCGGCGGTGGCAGTGAAGACTATCCAGATGTTGCTTATGTTCTTGAGGGGCATACGTCAAATAATCTTGATGGAACTTATCATCCGCCGGATGTTACCGAAGTTCAGGACGGGGTTCACTTTGGTGCGTCCTCTGCATTGATTGGTACTTTTGGCAGGGTTTCAAGTGCGGCAACAGGGGTGGCTCTCATAAGAGCGATACTGGAAAGCAAATTAAATACGCTATCCCCGGCACTTGCGACAGCATGGGAAAACGCGCCTTATACACCGGTAGCGGGAACGCCCTATCAGCAGGCATGGTTATTAATCGCAATGCCGGACAACTCAACTATGGGCGATGGGTATTTCAGGGAACAGGGGATATTCCAAATCACTTTAATGCATCCGTTGCAAACAGGTACATCAACGGCGGCAATAAGAGCAGAAGCAATAAGAACAGCTTTTAAACGTGGGACATCAATGACAGGTAACGGAATTACCGTAAGAGTAGAGTCAACGCCGGAAATAGCAGTGGGGCGCGTGGATGAAGATAGGTGGGCATTGCCCGTAAAGATACAATGGAGTGCGGGAATAATCGCATAAAATAAACTTTTAACAAAAAAGGAGAACATATTATGACAGTCGCTAATTCAGTAAACAAAAAAGTTATTATTGCACAGCAATCGGCAAAGGGAACAGTTGCGGCGGCGGACGCGGCAACTGCTCAATACTTACGATTTCTGAAATTTAAACAAGACCAGACTAACGAAACATACACGTCTGCCGAAATGCGTCCAGATAAACAGGTTGGTGATGTTAATATCGGGCCGCAAGACAATCCTGGTTCTTTGAATGGCGAATTGACACCGGGAACCTATGAGATGTTAGAAGCCGCTATATTGCGGAAAGATTTTGTCGCGGGCGAAGTGTCCGGGCCAGAATCAGATATTACCGTCGCCGTGACCACAGGCGCAGGCGCAACATTCACTTCTACCGCAACGGCAACTTTTTTAACGGACGGATTGAAGGTTGGCGATGTTGTTCAGTGGACAGGATTTGTTATTACCGGAACAGATGCGCGCGCGAACAATGACCACAACTTCCTGATTACCGCACTCACTGAAACGGTTATGACTGGAGTTTTCATTGATGGCGTTCCTGCTGTTGCAAAAGCAGAAACGGAAGCCGTTACCGTTACCGTGGTTGGTCAAAAAACATGGGTTCCCGCAACAGCGCACACTGAAAAGTGGCTCACTACAGAGATATGTTACAGCGATGTTGATCTCTCTGAAGTGTTCTGGGATGGCAAAGTTTCTTCTATGTCTATCAAGGCGCCGGCAACAGGGATTCCCACTATTGACTTTAATCTTCTTGCGCTACAGATGACACCAAAAGGAACGGCGGCCTCTCCTTATTTTTCAAATCCAGCAGCAATAACAGCTACGGAAGCGGTTCATAGTGGTAAGGCAGTGATTCTTGTCTCTGGCGTGAGTCAAACGCTTGCAACGGGGATTGATATTGAAGTTGTCGGC